CATACCAATATCCTTTACATATCGCATTTCATTTGATATCATTTTTTTTTATCTCCTATTTTATCCAAGCGGGTTAAATTCGGGATAGGCCTTTCAAGTGGTTACCGCCATTTGAAAGGCCATTTTATTTTAATGTAAATGTTCACCCAATCCTATACTTTTCATTTTTTTTTCATTCTCTTCATTTAGACCGGGATCAATTCCATAAAATTTATGCCCCTGCTCTTCATTCCAGATTTTAATTTTTTCAATCTCTTCAATAAATTCATGTATACTTTCAGTGGTAATTATTGATACATCTCCTTCACAGTAACACACAATCTTTAATGCGGCAGGGTTAACCCACTGGCCAAAGTATGCCGCATCTTGACCGGTGTCTAATTGAAAAAAACCTTTTTTGTAACTACAGATATTAAAGTCAAATTGATACCTATCCGCATCATAGAAAAATTTTTCTGTTTTCATTTTTTCACCTGCCTTTCATTTTTTTCAGGTTTTAAATAGTCGACACAAGCGCAGCAAAAACAACTATTACAATAGTGATTATTTCGCGTACTGACCAGCGCGTGCCTTTTTAATTCGTTTATGCCTTTTTTCTTTCCATGTTCTTTTAATATTCTTTCAATATCTTTTTTAAAATTCATTTTTTACCCCTTTCAATCCTTTTAAGATAACAATTTTCATTGCAAAAAATACTTGTAAAATATTCAGAATCGTTCAATCTTGCGTAATAGCCATCATTGGTAGCTATAAACTTTCCGCAGTTTTCACACTGTGCTAAACTACCGTCTTTGTTTTGATAATATTCTGTCATTTTTCAACCCCTTTCGGCCGTCGGTCTTTTATCAATTATTATTTAACTATATTTTACGCTATCGTAAATAAAAAGCAATAAAAAAATATAATAAAAGATCATAAAAAGCACTGTTTTTTTATAAGTGGTTGTTTTTATTAGAAGTGATTTTTTTGTGTCCGGTGGTAGTTGTTAAAAAAATATCTCAATCCCTTTTTAGGGACGGTATTTTTTTATAACTATCTGTTTTTATTTATTTGTTTTATACCATGATTTACGCTATCGTAAATAAGTAGTTGAAATAAAAGGATATATTGACAGAAAAGTATTGACTTCCCGTTTTTTGTCTATATAATAGGTGTAGCATATCAAAGTATAAAAAATGGTAGTTGTTTTTTAAGTGGTTTTACCAGTTGTATTTTTTTTCAAAAACTACTTCTCAAATCCATTTTGAAATCTTGAGTTTTTGGGTTTTTTTACGACCGGTAAATTTCTCCAGAGAAAAATCTCGCCAGAAAATGGGATTTTGAAAGTTCGAAAATTCCCCAGAGAATGAAATTTTGGTGACAGGCAAAATCTCCAGGGAGTGAAAAATTGGTGAGAGTTGAATTTTGGTGAGCGGAAAGTTTCCATGGGGATTGAATTTTGGTGAGTGAAAATTTTCCGTAGTGTCAAAATTTGGTGAGAGTTGTTAATTCAAAAGTAATTCTTTCGTTCTTTGCCCCACGACGCAACTCAAACAGGCATCATGGTTCTCAAAATCACCAGATACATCTAAGCATTCTTGCCTCGTAATTGTGCAATCGTAAAAAAAACATTCAATCTCTTCATATTCTGGGTTGACACCCTGTGTTGGTTTTATGGCCGCAACCATACCAACAACACCTGCTAATTCTTTTTCATTACAAATCACAATATCGTTTTCCCTTGCCACTTTTTTTATATAGTCCGTTAGAGTTAGGTCACTAGCAAAACAAACGACCGATCTACATGGGCGCGGATACCCACTTCTTGTAAAAATAGCCTGTCCAATTGCCCTCGCCTCATCTACTTTTCTTGCAGACACCTTTAATTCTATTAAGGTTTCGATGACGCCATACACCAAAAGATCAATTTCCATATAACTTTCACCTTTTGCCGATAATTCATGGTGAACATCGCCCAAAACCTCAGTAGCACAATAATTTGCAAACGCTTTTTCTGACTTAAATTTTTTAGACAACAATTTTCTATTATGCATAATTTTTTTATATCGAGAGGTGGCCCTTCTATGCTCCGAGAATTTTTTATATTCTGGTATAAACCTATTTAACCACGTCGATACAGATGTTGGATTATACCCTGTCTGCTCTGCTATTTTTTTAATCGACAGCCCGTGTAAGAAATAGCAATAAAGGTCTTCTGCCCTTGCTTTTTTATCTACAGGATTATATCTTTTATTTATTTTTTTTAAATAATTATCCCACAAACTAATGTCGTATTTTTTTGCAATCCTCGTAATTGTTGAAGGCCTTAAATTTAAACGCCGGCCTATCTCCTTTCCCCCCAATCCATCAGTTATCATTTTTATGATATATAAATGTAATGGGTCGGCATCTTTAAATCTACGATAAATAATTGAATTAATCTGTGGTGCGGTGAATGGTAATCCTGCCCTTTGTATTTCGGCTGTTGTTTTGAATTGCTCTCTAAGTTCTATCACCCTTAATTCCATAGAGGTGAACCCGACCTTCGCTACCCTTGATTTTGGCGTAAGGGGCGGTTCTTCAATACTATCGAGTTTTAATTGAGTAGTGTTTTTTTGCAATATTCTCTATTTGGTGAGTGACCTGACCGGGATTAACCGGCCAGGTTTTTTTGTGTATATTTATATTTTTTACTGCACATTTATCGTAACTGGCCCCGGAATAATAATTACCGTCGGTGCCGGGTTGTCTGTTGGTGTATAAACCGGCCGTGTCCATGTAACGCTGTTAGATGGCTCAGATTCGCCGGCCGAGTTGTATGCTGTAGTGTGGATCGTGTATTCGGTGCCGGGTACAGTTCCGATCTCTTCGAGGACGCACTCGGTCACATCGCCAACGATTTTGCTGTATTCGTTGTAATAGACCTTGTATCCATCCGCTGTTGGTGATGCATTCCACTTAAGGGTATCGGTCCATGCCGCGGTTGATATTAATAACAGTGCCAGTACTATCGGAATTCTTTTCATTGTCTTCTCCTTTGTTGATTGCGTTCTCAAGCCTCATACGTTCAATTTCGATCTCGAGATCGCGGTTATATTTACGCATGTACGAAAACAACTCATGCCATTCTAATTCACTCATCCGGCACAATCCTGATCACCACCGGCTCCGGCGGTTTCGTTATTCTGTAAACACCCGCACCGCTAACAGCGAAGGCCTTTTTGCAGACAAAAGCCATGCCAGCGATGATGGCCAGGATACAAAGCCAGAGAAACAGGATGGCGATGAAGCGGTTCATAACTCCATCCCTTCTCGAAACGCTGCAGCGGCTATTTTGACCTTGCCGATGTCATATTCCCCGGTTTCGATCTTAACCATACCCTTTAAATCCATCAGGCTGGCCCTTAGAAGCGGTTCCTTGGCATATCTTTTTATGAGGTACCTTACCCCCTCATCCAAAATTGCGTCGATTGTGGCGTCTTCTGAGGCTATTAAAACGTCAATAAAGGCGATGGCCATGACCTTTTCGTCAGGAAATTCCTGCGCGGTCTTATACCCAAGCGTCCTGGCTGCTGATTTTATCAGGACGGTTTCCGCTTCTGGTGAAATCTGAATAGCTCCGCAGCCGCAAATCACGATTGCCAACAAAAGAATTAAAATGTTTTTCATGGTTTCTCCTTTTTCATTTGTCGTTCAAGTTTGGCTCTTTCTTTTTTTAACCCCCGGTATTGATCTCGAACCATAATTGGCATTTTGCCTTTCGGATATCGATCCTCGATTTTCCAAATGCGTTGATCCAAATAATCCAGTTTGTCCTGTGCAATTTTGTTGTCCAGGCGCTCACACAACTTCTCAACCTCTTCAGCGGTGGCATACCTGGCATCAATCTGCCAGATAACAGCGATGCTGCCGGCAATTAATGTGATCAATGTAAAAATTCCGATAAGTTTTTTCACGCTGCCCCCTTGTGGGTGATCCCCGCCACACCCGGTAAAAGGCGGGGATTAGTTTTTGATCCATGTTGTTATCGCAACAGTGACTGAGTTTATTTTTTGTCCATAGGCTCTTCTCCATAACCGATGTTGTCCGGGTGTTGGTCGTTCCATGGATCAAACTTGTTATTTTGGTTTTGTGCCGACAGCATGGCTGCCATTAAGAAGCCAAACCAGAAAAACACAAACGCTGTTATGAAAAACCACATAAAAAATCCCCCCTTGTATATTCTTTAATTCTTGGTTTCCAAATCATTGCCCTGCCACCACGCTTGGCTTTAAGCTTGCGCCATCCAATCAGAATTAACCTGTTGCCACCATTCAGCCATTTCAACGCTTTTTCTTCTGCAAGGATTTTTCTGTCGTGCGCCGCGAATGCCTGACCGCAGGATTGCACACCGGCTGTTTCACCTGGCCTGACAGCAATAATGTCAATGCAATTCAAAAAATCCCGGCGTATACGAAAAGTTTTTCCCGGCAATGACCTTTCCACAATGTCGAGCGTCCAGCCGTCATCTCTTAAGAGTTTTAGAGTGCGTTGTGTGGGTGTCATATGCTTTTCCCCATAAACATAGCTTGAACTGTTTCGGTTGATATCACTTCTTTGAATTGTTTCGACTGCGCTATATGATCCTGCTCGTTATAATTCTGGCTTACGCTTTTGACACTGCTCGATACATACGGCCATGGTTTTTTAACCCCGGACCAATTTTTATAAAGTGATTTTAAAATATCCAAAATAGCTTGAGGATGCAGACTGTCATTTACAGATTTTTGTACGAATTGATACGGATTGAATTTAGCGCCATTTTTTTTAGGAAGGGTTTCTATTTTTTCGCAAGCGGATTTTATATCGTCAAGATAGGCGGGAATTTTTTTCTCGAAATGTTTGGTTTTTGATTTTAAAAAAACAGCCGATTTTTTACCGGCTGAAAGTTGTTTATCTTTTCTAGGATTAGGACTAGGATTAGGACTAGGATTAGTAGCGACCGTGCTACAACCGTTTGCCAACGGTTTGCCAACCGTTAGGATTGCTTTTTTATACTGTGGATATTTTTCAATGAAATTATTCCATAAAAACGTGGTGTTAGACTTTTTGAAGTCATTTGCGATTGCTTTTTCCAGAAGATCCGGCCGGCCGCCAGCGTTATATTCACGAAAATTCACCACAAAAACATATTTCAACTGTTGATCGTATAAAATATTCCTTATACAACCGTTTGCCAACCGTTGGACAACCGTTTGCTTATCCAGGCAAGTTTCGTTGGAAATTGTCTTCGGTGTGATTGGATAAATACCGCTGTCGGTTGTCATCTCATTTGTGCAAAGATAAATAAAAAGCAGCTTTTCGTCTGGCGTGTATTCTTCAAAATCCGGGTCCTTCCATATCTTTGTCCAGATTGGGCGATAATTTGCCATTTCACACCTCGGGGTATTTTTTTAGCATCAATTCATAGTTGAATAATTAATTTTACTTAATCAGGTCTTTGGGTGATAGATTAAAGAGTGGTGCTATACGCCTTGCGCCGGTCAACGATTTTTTGCGTAACCAATATGATACCAACTGATCAGATACGCCAAGTTGTTCACCGATCCATTTTTGTTTTTTGTTGTATGCCGCCAAAAGGTGTTTTATTTTTCGGATATCTAATTCTAATTTTTCCATACGGTAAGGATAAATTACAGAATTTTAAAAGTCAAGTATTTTTTTCAGAAAAAAATATTGTAATAAAACAAGTAATTGCGGAACAATGTAAATAAAGTAAAAAAAACACTTGACAAACATATTTCAAAAATTTATAGTATGGGCATGAAATCAATCAAGCATCACGGCCCGGCAGGGCTGGCAACTAATCGTACTATAAAATTTCACAAAGCTCGGTAGGCCCGAGCGAGACACTTTTTAAGTGTTAAGAGCCAACTCGGTAACAAAACCAAAAATCGAAGTAAATGGAAAAACCCTATAAGTTACGGATCCGCATATTTATTCGCTCTGCCGGGCCTTTTTTAAGGGGGTAACATGGACATTTTAATCGAAGCAATTCTCGGCGCATTTTTCTTAGTAGGGCTTGTATCGTTTATGTTTCTTTTAGCGCAACTTTTTTAGGAGCAAGGAGATTGTAACCATTTATACACAAGGGGGGGTAGGATGGGATTTTCAAGATTACAGAAAGAAGAAATGGCAAAAATGGGGACATACTATTCGGTTTTGATTGGTGAGGACTTGCGATTTTGGCAAAAGAAATTTCCTTGGGAAGCCGACTATTTTAAAAAACACAAACTTGGTCTTGGCGGCTTTTCTGCAAAGGGAACCATATCCATCGGAGAAGAGGATAAGATAAAATATACAAAGCGTGTGCCTCTTTTCCTTCCGTGTGGCATCACAATTCAAAATGGGTACGCTGGAAGCACATCGCAAAGTCGGGTCGTTTCTATTAATAGCGTCCGTGTTGATAGTGTCTTTGAATTGAATAAGGTTTTTGCTGACCTGTCAAATATGTTTGGCATTGATGTCTGGACCATTACATCCTTGAAAATTCACAACACAAAAATTGGTGCAATACTTTTTTTTGAGTTGTTCAACCCTGACAGTACGGGGACAAACTTATATCTTTCACACATTGAACAAAATCACAAAAAAGAAGAATTTTACAAATTTAACTATATGGAACAAACAAAATATTGTGAACACCTATATGATCGCGTTGCTGTCTGTGAAATGGTGGATACAAAAAAACCGATGTGCCACTTAAAGAGACTACAGGATATAAAGAGGGGAAAATAATATGGCGTGGGCAGATACATGCAAGGTATCGTTTGAGACAACAGTGGTAGCAAAACAACACTTAAAAAAAAAACAACGAAGTATTAATTCTGTGCTTAAAGAAATTTCAGAAGAAAGCGGCATACCATTTAGCACATTAAAAAGATGGTGGATTGAAATCAAAAAAGCGAAACGGTTCGAAAATGAACCACCCGACACAACCACCGAAAATCAAACAGAAAATGATAGTAATGAACCGGATCGTCGGGCGACACAAAAACCAATTCCACTTTGTAAAAGATGCAAAGAACGACCCCTCTTAATTAGAAAAGACACAGGTAAGCCATACGGTCCAAGTTCAAAATATCACGGTCTGTGTCAGTCGTGTAGAAGAAAATTCCAGCGATATACGAAAAAAAATGAGGCCACAACAGAAGAAAATGGCATCCATGTATTTTGTCCAAAATGTGGACACGATCACTATGTTTTAAAACCATAAGGTAGTGGGAGAATATAATGGAAAAGATCACCACAGACGTCCTTGATCAATGTGCAATATTGTGCAGGGACCTTTTATTTGATTGGACCGACAAGATAGATGTTGGTTTTCAGAAAAATAACGGGAACCTCAAAATAAATGTTTCCATCGAACTCTACATTGATGGAGACACCCTTGAGGTTGAAGAAAAACTTAACTTTGTTTCCGAGAGAATCAAGGCTTCGGCGACGAGAATTATTTCAGATCCTCAAATGGATTTGCCCATCAAAAAGAAGGGATAAAAATGCCTTACGAAAACAAGACAGGTTTCCCGTCATCGACTCAAATATTGAGTCCCTTCATTGATACATCCTATTTCCTACCTGAACACGCAGAGAGAGGCACCGCAGTTCATGATGCCCTCTCTGCGTACCTATCCGGGGTTTGGGTTGTTCCCGTTAAACAAGAATGGCAGGGGTATGTTGATTCAGGCATGAAATGGATAGACGCCATGGTGGATAAGGTCACCCTGGTTGAAAAACGCCTGATTGATTCAGAATTAGGATATTGCGGTAAGCCGGACCTGATCTGTTCCCTCAAGAATGATGCCAGACAGATTTTAATCGATTGGAAAACGGCTATTGCGAAAGGCCTCGTCTGGTCGGCCCAGATCGCGTCATATCGGCAATTGGCAGAAGTTGATATGGGAATACAGACTCACCGCGGTGCCTCAATACGGCTTAAGCCAGACGGCACTGCAGCTCTATTTGAAGAATATATCAATTCAGCAATGGATTGGTCAGCGTTTCTATGTGCGCTTAACGCATATAAATTTTTTATGAAAGGATAAGATTATGACAGACATCGATTTCGGGGCAGCAATGAAAGAAAAGGCAGTAAATGGATTGAAGGAAAGACTTATATTAGAAAATAACGTTGAGGACATGCTGGCAACTACCGACCTATACGACCTGGCTCCCGTCAGGTCCAGGTTCGCAATGTATAAGGATGCAATTAAGCTCACGCTGGACATGGCCAACGCCCTGGAGATCGTCGATGACGAAACCAACAAGACCGGCGTTGAAATGGCCACTCAAGCAAAGCAACTTTTTAAAAAGATCGACCTTGCCAGAAAAGACATTGTCGCAAGGCCAAAAAAATTTAGCAAAGGAGTGGATACATTTGTAAGAGAACTCACCACAGACCTCGTTGCCATCGAAAAGGATCTGAAAAATAAAATTGGCCGCTATCAGCATGACAAGGAAGTCAAGCGTTTAAAAATGGTCAAGGCCGCTGAAGAGGAGCAGAAAAAGCTGCAAGAAAAATTAAACACAGAGGCCAAGGCGGCCGGCATCGAGGCACCAATCGCGCCAAAAATCATTACGCCCGAGAGTACGGTCACCAGAACATCATCAGGGTCTGCGAGTGTTAGAAAAATTTGGAAATGGAAATTGGCAGATATTAACAAAGTGCCGATTGATTTTCTCACAGTAGATGTGGCGGCAATAAACATCTCCGTAAAAAATGGCAATCGAAATATTGATGGAATTGAAATTTATCAAGAATCAAACATTAGCCTCAGAACGAGCTAAGAAAGGATCAACATGACCAAACAACTACAAACAACACAGGCAAAGGAAATGGTTTACACTATGGAGAACGGCGATGAGATGCGGCTCACATTTGACACTGTGAGAAAATATCTCGTTCAGGGCAACAGGGATTTCGTGACTGATTCGGAGATACTATATTTCATGCATGAATGCAAAGCACGCCGCCTTAATCCCTTTCTCCGTCAAGCGTGGCTGATCAAGTACGCCCAAAAAGAAAACGCCCAAATTGTTGAAGCCATTCAACACAAAAGGAACAAGGCCCGAAAGGATGCAACATGCCGGGGCTGGAAAAAGGGTGTTATCGTACACAACAAGGAAACCGGGCTTCGCTATTCGAATGGCCTGGTACTCGAAAATGAGACAATCCTGGGCGGGTGGTTTAAAGCCACCCCAACCGATTGGGATGATGAGTTTATCCTTGAGATCAATTTAAAACAGTACATAAAAAAAACCAAAGATGGCAGCATCACCTCGTTTTGGAAACCCGAAAAACAGGCCGGCATGATCGCAAAGGTCGCGGAGTCACAGGGCCTGTCAACCCTGTGGGGTGATACGGTTGGGAACTCAATTGTCGAGGAAGAGATTTTGCCCGAAACCAGGGTTGATCCAATTCCCATGGAGCAGACCGGTGGGTTTTTCCAAAGGGAACAGCAAAAAGACGATGGTGATTTTGACGCAATGGTGATGGAAAAAATTGATTGGCCCGGAGACAAAACCATGGAGCGGTTCCTGAACGAAACCGCAGCCGGGAATGACATCTCAATCGAAAAATTAAAAGAAGAGGCCGTGAAAAACTTTGAAATGTTCTGGGCCAGCTTTGAGGATTGGAGAAAAAAAACATACCCGGAGTCACAGCCGACAGAAGAGAACCCGGCCCTATGGGATCGTCCAAACTGGATCAACCTGAAAGAGAAGGGCTTTTCGACCTTCATCTGGAAGAAAGGCAATATTGAGATCCTAAAGGACGCCCCGGCAGACATCCTGCTTGAAATGCAAGAAAAATGGGACAGAATGTATGACAATCCGTTCCCGGTTTTGGATGTTGAACCGGAACCAGAACCGGACATAAAAACGCCAAACGGCTTGTCAGATGGTGCCAAGGCACACCTCTCAGCACTTAAGGCAAGTCATTCTGATGCTTTTGATATGACCATGAAAGATTTCCCTGGCGAACCGGACACAGACAAGAGGGTTGAAGAGTTTTCAAATCAATATGATGAAAATGTAGCGGCCATGGGGTAATCCATGTGGATTGAGTTAAACGAGGCAGAACAACGCCTCTCTCAATTTCTGGCCAAGTCTCGATACCAGGCCAACAGACAGAGGGGCGTTAAAAATAAAAAAATTGGGCCTCAATCTAATGAGCAAACTGACCTTGAAGGAATCGGTGCTGAGATTGCTTTCTGCAAAGCACATAACATTTATCCAGACCTTCAAGTAAACGTATTTTACAATGAGGATGCGATTACAAAAGACGGCTGCCGGGTCGATATAAAAGCTACAAAATACAACAATGGCCATTTAATCGCGGTGCTTGGCAAGCAGGATAAACCGCCGGATGCCTATGCGTTGGTAATTGGCGAATTTCCGAAATACCGTATCGCCGGCATGATAACCGCAGATGATTTGTTAAGGGAAGAAAGAATCAAAGACTTCGGCTATGGTCCGGCGTTTGCGGCCGAGCAAAAGGATCTTAATTGACAAGGAGAGGAGTGAGTTGCAAGTGTCTGTGGATGACTTGATTGATGAGTACGGGTTGAGAGATTTTTTCACAAAAAACTGAAATGAGACTGTTTAGATATGGCAATCAAACACAGAATCATAACCAAGAATGGACATGAGGTAAAAACTTTAACCCGTGGTAAGGCTATTCGGCAGAAATGTTTGGAGTGTTCTGGATGGTTTGCACCTGAAGTTAGGAAATGTCCAGCTAAAGATTGCGCGTTATGGCCTTTTCGGATGGGAACAGTGATCAAAAATGGCTCTGAGGAGAATAAAACATAGCGTAGGGTACGTTTTCTCGGGCAAACTTTTTTAATCCATAGCCAAGTATGGGTGGAATTTTATCATCAAAAAAAACGAAGCTACGGCCTTTTTCACAGAGGATTGATTTGACAAACTCGCCCACACAAGGAGGAGGGAAATGAAAGCATGGCATTTCATGGCAAAGAATAGAAGGCTCGGTTATGACGATAATCGCCTTGCGCGTAAAAGTCAATGGCTTGTGCATAAGGGGGATTTAATTATGTGTGAGTCTGGCTTACATGCGTCTAAAAAAATTACTGACGCATTAAAATATGCCCCTGGTTCTATTATTTGTCGTGTCGAACTTGCCGGTGAAATGCTGCACCAAGACGATAAAACCGTAGCAGAGAGAAGAAAGGTTCTGTGGTGGCTTGACGGTGAACGTCTATTACGTAAATTCGCATGTATGTGTGCTCTTGATGTAATTCATTTATGGGACGCTCCCGATGTTGTTAAAAGATATTTAAAAACTCAAGATGAATCTTTAATGGCCGCAGCCAGGGACGCAGCCTGGGAAGCAGCCAAGGACGCAGCCTGGGCCGCAGCCAGGGACGCAGCCTGGGAAGCAGCCAGGGCCGCAGCCTGGGAAGCAGCCAGGGACACAGCCTGGACCGCACCCTGGGCCGCAGCCAAGGACGCAGCCAGTGCCGCAGCCTGGGACGCGGCCAGGGACGCAGCCATGGACGCAGCAAAAGAAAAACAAGAACATCGCTTAATTCAAATGGTGTGGGCTGATCACCGAAAGGCTAACCATTGACAAACTCGCCCCAAAATATTACACGTTCCCCTTACAACCAACGGAAGAAAAAAAGCCGTGAAAAGTTTTTTATTTTTTTTCAGACCTATTAATATCAAGGGTTTACAGCGACCAAAACCCGCAAATTCACTGATATCAAGGGTTTGCGAAATATTAGGGGTTGACAAAGCGAATATTGTATGTTATAATAGGCATATACAGCAGATCGGGAAACCGGCTGCACTCGCTCTTTCTCATAACCCCAACAAGGAGGTCGCTATGTTTAACAAGGTGTATTGTCGATTGACAGATGTGGATGAGTGGACAGAGTTTCATGTCAGCAGAGAGGTTCAAGAGGTTGCTGATCTCAAGGCACTTTGCGGGAAAATTCCGATTGATTCTGAGGGGCGTGATGATTTTATTGAAGGGGTTAAGCATGAGGTTAAGAACCTTGGGCTTATCCCAATCGGAGTTGATCACTTTGGATGGTTCAGAGAACAGGAGGTGGCATGATGCAAAAGTGTATTGACGGCAACCGACACAAATATCGGCAAAAAGGCAAGTGGGCTGAGTGCGTTTATTGCGGGCTTACACGCAAACCAACCAAGATACAACTGAAGCGTTGGAAAGAAATAGAACGCAAAGGTGTGATTGCAATGAACAAGGCACTCAATGGTTTTATGAGAAACGTATTGGAGAGTAGGTAATGGTGTGGGGTGGTCTTGGGTTCCAGGGCCACCCTTAACCCCACCCGCGCAACCAAAAGGAGAGTGAAAAAATGGAATATCACGATTCAGGTGGCAATGAGCGCTCATTGTATCAAATGATAAAAAGGGAACCTGAATGGGCGGCGAATAGAATTAGATGTGCTGAAGCGGCTGAAGATAAATTGCGTAGAATTAAAACTTGGTGCGAAGCATACCCGCTGGATGTTTTCCCTGAGCCAGACATGAATGAAGCTCGCCTTGCTTTGACATTCAGTGGAATATCTCTTGACGCTGTTTCGGCCAGTAACATGAGGCACGTTTTAAAGGGGATTCGAGAAATTATAGATTAACCCCACCACCCGCGCAACCAAAAGACGGAGGGATGTGGTTCAGGAATTGTATGAATTAAACATCTGGGAGATTAAGATGATATTATTTGAACATATTGAGTCAAAAATAAAAAACCGGAGGGCGCAGCTTGAGCGATTCAAAAAAGATAAAAATTGGGAACGATGTAGCGAATTTGAATCACGAATTTTTGAGCTTGAAAATTTACTTATAGATGCGGATCAAATTGAGCGCAGAATTTTGGCAGAGAATGGTGTTATAAATTGTACCGCTAAGATGAAAATATAACCCCACCATGCAACCAAAAGGAGAATAAAGATGCAATTAATTACAGTTTCAAAAGAAAAACTATTAGCAAAAATGAGAGAGAATCGTGAGAGCCATAAAGAGCAATTTGAAGAAGCCCTTAATGGATGGAAAGAGCGTGTTTGCAAAGAGCTTGAAAAAGCGTACAAAAACGCACTCGATGGATTAAAATATGAAACACATTTCAGTTTACCACGACCAACTGATCATACACCAGATTATGACGAAATTATTGATCAAGTTGAATGGAATGAGGAAGATAAGATTGACCTTGATTTGAACAGTTTTAATCAGTTTATCCGAGATGATTGGGGTTGGAAACAGGATTTTCTGATGACAAATGCCATGTATTCTAAAAAGTTTTAAGCCACCCCACCACCCGCGCAACCAAAAGGAGGAGGTGTGATATGAAACTTATAGTACAAGATAAAAGAGAAATTAATACCTTGTTTTTCCCCGGTCAAACAGAATCTCATTTTAAGGTCGGTCAAGGAAAAATTACAAAAATACAACCCTATTACGAAGAATACGAATTGTGGTTTGCTATTTATGACAAAAATAATGAAATCATATCAAGATGGAACGGAAAGCATGTTGAGGGCATTTTTTATTTGAACAAAAATCCAGAGAAACAAATTTAATGGTTGGGGATACAGGTGCGCCTAAAAAGTCTGATAAAGAAACTGCTGTGTGATCCCCACATATTTTTTCGGCCCGGTAGATCCCCACACCGACCGTGGCTGATTCTTTAATTTGGGCCTTGTGTCAAGGTGTAGACCCGGATTATGCCACCACGGATAAACCCCTATCCCGGTAAACACTGGAAATCTCTGCGAGATCATAAACGCATCAAATAACGATATCCCTTCAATATGCAAATCAACCGCTTTACCTGACGGATGATAGCCCGTGTCTCTTTCTTCCCAACCGCAATGGATTTCAATAGGATTTCCGCAAAACGCCCGGAGATCGTCAAGGCAACCAATCAATTCCGGGTCCATTTTTTCAGGATCTCCCCATTTTTCACCTACGGTAAAATGGATTATGTATTTCCAATCATCGGCTGTCATGGCGCTATCAATACCTTTTTTCGATGTCGTTTACTAGCTGCCCACCACGCACCAAAATGAACCCCATGGTAAACCCACCAGGCCCGGATTTTACTCATGCCGTCCTCAATGCAAATCTCCTGCAGAATTTCGTCAGCGGTTTTCCGGTATGACTTCGGCAGGAGTCCCAGGCGTATTGATTGATATAGGACATCGTGTATCAATGCTCCGCGCATGAAAGACTTATACAATTTGGGAAATAATGTATCAGCCGTAGGTCCAGATGGCCCATCCCATGAGTAGCCCTTTTTTATCTTTATCCGTCCGGTCTTGGAAATAGAAAACCAAGTGAAAGAAACGTCCTGCGGAATCATCAGGTCGAGTTGGTCAATGTAGGTATAATAAAGCTGGTATTTAAATCCTGACTGATAGTGAATGCGGGGTTTCATCGGCTGTCATACCCCCCACGGTTTTTTATTTCTTCCACATCCTCGTAAATTTTTTTTAGCAGCATGGTTTGCACCGGGTGATCGCTGTGTTCGACGCGGTCGGTAAATGACACCAGATTCTTTTCCATACGCTCAATACTGTGCGCCATTGTCGCTGTGCTTTGTGTCAAGGTGATATTGGTTTCTCGCAGCGTGTTCACCAGCAATGTCCGTTCCTCTGCCATTGGCTTAATCGCCACGAAATAAAACACCACGCATATGCCCAGGAACGATACCGCCCATGGCCCCTGCTTCACAAATCCCGCAATCATTTCCGTTTTTAGTTTGTCGTTCACGGTTCCTCTTTACAATAAAATTTTATGTACCACTCGCCATGATCCCCATTCGCAGTATCAACCCTGCAGACAACAGTGTAATTTTCACCAGCGGCCCCGCCTTTAATATACGGTTTTAACAAAGTCGTAGTGTTTGTATTTTCCCCGGCATCAAGAACAGCCGCAGTTGCGTCCGAATCATCTGAATCCTTCACTGCCGTATAGGCCACAGCAGAAATCGTATCATCATCCAGCCAGGTGCTGAGATCGATTGTGACAAACCATTCATCATATGGCGGTTTAAATACTTCGATTGTCGCTACACGCTCCATTTCCTGTGTCATTCTGTCACCTCAAAAGATGGCTGTTCCATGGTTGTTTCAAAGGCCGGCTGCTCCATTGTCGTTTCAAACTCATACTTTATTGTGATAATGATAGCTGCCGCCGTCTTTGCCAGGAAAGAGTATCTGCCCCCTGGTGTCGCTGTTGGTGATAATTGAGTAGTTGGCATAAATCACACTATTACAAAGGTTGCATTGTCGCCAGGCGCTTCGGTCAAAGCAGTGACGGTCAGCTTGCCTTCCCCGGCTGACAGCTCATAATCCGTGATATCCGTATATTGATTCTGCAATGCGCCGGAGGTAAAACAAACCAGCCGGCCGTTGTAGTGATCGGCAGTTGCCTCGGTCACATCATCAGAATAAAACACCGTGGTCGTGGCTGCTGTGTTGTCGTGGCTGACAGTGCCGACCACAATGGTTCCGGCGCTCAGAGCCAGTTTAGCAGCCGCCGCTGCCGTCAGCGCGTCTGTGACCACCTTAATTGCATCCACCACCGTGTCGATGGTATCAATCTTGGTTTCGTTTGCGTCCACGTTGGTTTCGCTGGCCGGATCTGCCGGGAGGTTGTCAGTCTTGGCTTTAACGGCATCCACCACTGTATCTATAATATCTTGCTTGGCTTCAGTAGCAAGTAGCCCATGAGCCGTATCCATTTCGGCTTTTGTTGGAGGATCATAGGCTGTAAGAGCGTCAGCGCATTCACTTTGAACCTCTGCATCCCACGCAGAATTCCAAGGAATGGCTGTCAAGCCAGCGCCCAAAGCACCAATGACTGCAGTGTCTACCAGGATATTATCCACAATACCATCTATAATATCCTGTTTCGCCTCAGTAGCGTGGCCGGTAATTGTAGCCCAGTTGCCCTGATTCCCTTGAAGCTCAGCCGTATCAATCAAAATGGTATCCACAATACCATCTATGACATCCTGCTTGGCCTCAGTGGCAAGCAGACCGTGTGCTGTATCCATTTCGGCTTTTGTTGGAGGAGCAAAATCACTCAAGGCTGTATCTGCTTCTGTATTGACAGATGCTTTCATCGTCGCCGTTAAGTCGCCGCTGGTTGGTGCGTTGGTTAAATTTGTCACTGTCGTTACACCTGCAATGGTGTCTGTGGTTACAACGTAATCAGCGGCAGCAAGCGTCCTGGCTTCAAATTCTGCCACTGTCGGAACATCTGCAAGCCCCGCTGTATGGTCTGCCGTCTGTGCCGTATGACCATCAAGCGTATTAACCTTTGTCAAGTCACCATCAGACTCGATACCCATGGCAGGAAAATTTTCAGGTGTTGTATATACTGCACCCGGCACACCGATCACTTGGATGTCTGCCGAACCGCTGGCCGGACATATGACAAGCATATCTCCATTGCATTCTGCCTGAGTGATATCAAATACATAATAGCCGTCTTCGAGTTCTGATGGATTGGCGTCATCAACAGCGTTAGCGCCCCCACCGTCAATTCTTAGGTTTGCAGTTATGTTTGCTGCATCCCCTGTTTTCGGGGTGTTATCCGTTCTGTCAAACGCAAACACTATCCATTTTTGGCCTGACACATTTTTCTGCATTTTTTTAACTCCCTGACAAAAGTCTCATATAAAAGTAATTTGTAACATCGGCCAGTACTGCGCCGGCTGCAGTTATGCCGCTGTACATCCATGCTATCGCTTGCCATTCTGTCTGAACCACACCGGAGGTGTCCGGGTATACACCGGAAAGCATAGATGGCACTAATATGCATGTTGCTGATTGTCTTTTTAATCGCGTGTCAACCGCCATTAGTCACCCGCCCCAAATTCTCCCCTGGTAAATGTTGATCCATCGTCGCTGATAACAGACGAGTGATCCTTATTAGATCCAGCGTCATCATAAACATGAATCCGTGTTGAAGTCGTTTCAACTTTGTTTCGTAAAAATTTATACAGATATCCGATCTTATTAACCAGGGTGGTTGTCGCTGTCGGTGCTTCATCCCCCGGTTCTGCAAAGGTGTCTGTGTTGAGTACGTCAAGCACCTGGGCGTTGATGGCTGCCGCATCTAAATCATTAAGCGCATCGATGAGCGCCTTTAAAGCTCCAAGGCCGTCCGTACCGTTACTGAGGTCCGTTTGAATCCCATCAACCACTGTGTCGATGGTATCTTGCTTGGCTTCAGTGGCATGACCGGTGACAGTAGCCCAATTGCCCTGGTTTGTTTGAAGCTCGTTTGTGTCTGCCACAATGGTTGCAGTCTCGGCCTTGATTGCGATAATATCTGCGGCAATGTCCACGCCGGCGGCATTAGTAATGACAGCGGCTTCTATCTGATCGACATTCGTGTCGATAATGTCCTGTTTTGCCTCAGTGGCATGACCTGTTATAGTGGCCCAATTCCCCTGATTCGTTTGAAGCTCTCCGGTGTCTGCGACGATAGTGGCCGTTTCGGCCTTAAGGGCAATGATGTCTGCTGCGACATCAACTCCAGCAGCATTCGTGATAACAGCAGCCTCGATCTGATCAACATTGGTATCAATAATATCCTGCTTGGCTTCAGTGGCATGACCTGTAACAGTAGTCCAATTCCCCTGGTTTGTCTGGAGTTCGCCAGTGTCAGCCAGGATAGCATCAACATCATCTTGAATACTGACCAACCCATGATCGCCATTAACTATGGCAAATGAGTCACCGGTTTGTGCGGTATGGCCGGTCAGCGTTGTTACCGTGTCGCATAACTGAATGTCTGTCGCGCTTAGATCATTTGCAGTGGTCTTATTTTCGATATTGCCCCAATCAATACCGGCTGCGCCTGTGGCCGTCACATCGAGTGTTCTGCTGGCAGTTGTCGGCCTTAAAAGGCCCCTGTTATCAATCGAAAAGATTGCTGCAATAAAATTAATGGTTGCACCGTCCAGTGTAATAGAAGAAATAGCCACCCAATAATCACTCCCGGCAACATAGAATCCAGCATCGGTATTATCAGACGTATCAATACTGATTCCGTGAATACCGGTGATGCCGTCGAAATCAATTCCATCCGTATCAAGAAGCGCGAACCCGCTATCACTTGATCTCTGAGTTGTGCCACCATCCTTATAAATTTCTATATCTGTAGTGGCCAATCCCGTGATAGTCATCGATGCAGAAGGATCATCACTGCTGAATGTATGAAACGGGATATAAATTGTTTCGCCTGTTGGAAAATCTCCCAAGTATAGCATTATGTTACTCCTCCTAATGGCCCAGCTAATGGACCGTAAATATTTCCTGTTGGTGCGTTTGCGCCACCGGCGGCTGGAAGCTCACTTGCGCCGATGTACCAAGTTGAACGCGCCTGATCTTCGATATCGTCACTAAATTGTTCAGGAGAACCAATGGCACTTAAGTTGTCGCCATCGTCAAGTGTAGTGTCTGTTGTTTTGAGCCGAAAATCATTATTCGCATAATCCTCCATATTAGCAGTACCGACCCAATTATCTTTATTATTTGGTGAAGTTGCATCACCGGACACATTCTGAGTATAAGTGGGCCATTCAGCACCACAGTCAAAATCAGCACTATTATTTCCATAGCAAAGGTTATTTTGGAATCGCCCATTTGTAACAAACGGGGTGCTTGCCCCTCCATTTGTAATGCCGATATCATTTTTACAACAGGTGTTGTTCATCACATAGGATGTCGTTATTGTAAATTCATTAGCAAATAACATCCCTGAATCACCGGAACCTGTGAAGCCATAACAAACATTATTCCTGACCACCAAATAATCATAATTCCCTGATTGAATTACTCCGGCAGAAGAATTTGCATCCCCAACCATGACACATCTCTGAACTAGATTACTAGCAAGAGCTGATGTGGATTGGTCATCTTCGAAATATACACCTCGTGTATTAGTACCGGTACAACTGAAAGCTAAATCTTCTACTGTAAAATTTCCTATGCCACCGCTGGCAACATCAAATTCAAACTCATCATACCCTGTGAGGGATATCCTATGACCAGACCCATACGCCCCGCCATTATGTTTGTGATTAGCATGAACCGTACACTTTAACGAATAGCTATTGACACCACAATCAAGAGTAAACGTTACCCCGGCAGCTTCAACAATTTCTTCAGTTGTATTTCCTTGCAAAACAATACTGCCGGGGGTAGTAGTCATAGCATCGAGATCAGCTGGAAGATCCGCTTCAGCATCCGACCAATCGTCATAAGGATCGCCAGCTCCGGTGTTACCGATGGTATAAGTACCGGCTTCCTGGATTGTCCCAACTGACTTTGCTATTTCCTCGGCAGTTTTTTCAACTCGATCCCGGCTATCTTCATTAAAAATATAAGTTGAAATATCTCTATCTATATAAATTAAATTATGATCCTCTTTTTTATTATAAATTGAATCATACTGTTTTTGTGTTATCCACCCTTGCTGAAGCATCCACTTGAAATCAATAAACCAATCTCGTTTTCTGGCATCTCCACTAGCAAAGCTCCGTGGCTCAGTATATCCGGCATCCCACTTATTCTTGTCATTGTAATATGGGGAAATATACTTTTTTAAATCAAGCCACTTTGCTCCACAAATTGTACCGGCTTCCTTTGCCGTGTCGTACCCAATTAAAATTTTATAGTCGTGTTGCGTAGATACGACACAGTGACTTTTTCTGGTTCGAGTTCCCTTATAATATCCATCGGGACGTATAGAAATTATCTGCCCATCCAACCAATCATATGAGCGCATAAAATCACCGACTTCTCTTTTATCACCAACTTTTACGAGAATTTCCATTTATTATTCCACTTTATTATTTTTAATCACAGGAGCAGCCTCTTTCTTCAGCCTCTTAATCTCCTGGCGAAGCGATAAAATCACCAGATCCTTTTCGCCAAGCACCTTTATCAATTCTTCAATATCAATTTTGTCCATTAGAATCTTATCCCCACTTCATTGTTATGCCACGCACAAGCTGCATGACCACCCGCTGACACAGAGAAAAGCATGATACGCCATTTGTCTGGCAGTAAAAATGATACCCCGTACATCAGCAATTTTGTACCGACCATAAATGCTATCACTTCCCCCGTGCTTGGATGATCGTCCAGCAATGCATTTGCCTCTTGATACTCCTCCGGGTTTTCTGCAATCTGACAAGTTTGCAAACAGTCGATGGTTGAAAAGAACAGCATCGTACCGAAGGAAATATAGGTTTCCTTGCTCCAGGGTTCTCGTTCCGCGTATGCCGTGCTACTCAACAGCAAGACTATTACGAAAACGATCTTTGATGGTCGTGTAATCAATATTTAGTTCCTTCATAAATTCTTTCATTATGCCAGTCAGTTCTCTAAAGGCGCCAAGCTGAAGCATGTTTGTATTTTTTGTGCTGATAAAAAGCTGTTCTTTTTCAGTTATTACATCGTTTTCAATCCAAACAAGCCCCATATTTTTTAATTCGTCTTTATTATATCGACTGACTTTATCTTCATCACCCGCAGCAATCAAGGCAAGATCCTGGCAAGCATCTATATCTTCGTAATCGTCATATGTGCCACCATGTGCAGTATTATAATAAATATCACCATCAGCATCGATGTGGAAAATTGCTGATCCTCCTGTTCGAACAACAAAAACTTTATCTGTTCCACTTAAAGCTCTTGCGCTTGTGCCATCATCATGTTCATATGTATCTATTTCAACCGGGCCATATGTGCCATGGCCGGGGTCTTCCACTATTCCGACAATTCTAACTCCTGCGCCAGCAGATTCGTCATCTCTTAAACCTTGAATTTTTAAACCACCAGCAGTTGCGCTTAATTTTGCAAATGTACCGTAAACACTTGCACTTGCTTGAGTAGTCATACTATGACTGACATCACTACTTTTAAACTGCAATATATTACCATCGGCTGCACCTTGATTAATTTCAAGAATATCAGATTCAATCAAACTTTCATCAGCATCAAGATGGATCTTTGATGTATTTGCATCACCAAACCCAACAGTAATTTCTGCAACTTCGCTACCACACTCTGCCTGAATTTCGATTGTATTCAAGTCATAAGTTGCTCCAGCGTGTTGTAGTATTTTTGTCTCATGCGTACTATCATAGGTGCAAATTGCCCATAAATATTCATATGATCTTAAATGTATTTCGTTGAACCTTTTTTCAGTTCCAGATTGATCATAACCGACAGCAAATAAGCATTGTTCGTCAGTGGACGGAAAAATTGCCATTCTTTCATCGTCATGATCTGCCGTTATTCTGATAGACCTTGAATTGTCCACTTCAAAATCAATTACTGCGCGGTCGCCACTCGTTGCCTCCATGTAAATGTCAGCACCGACACCCATGTTTATCGTGCCGTCAATATCAACAGTTTTTCCAGAACCAACCTTCATGGAAAAGCCATCGGTCGTACCAAAATGAAAATGGCTTGTGCCGTCAGTGATGCCAATACAGTAATCTGGATTATCGTATCCAATGTAAACGCCCGATGTGGCATCATCGTAATCATCTTTCCCGGTGGTTTTCATATACCCGCCGGCGTTCAGAATCAGACCGCCTGAAGCGATGGTCAACCCCTCTTCAATTATGATCTGAGTCGCATCCGACATGGCTTGAACGCCACACGTACTGATATAAAGCGCCTTGATTTCATCGGCCGATAATGCTCTATCATAAACCCGGACCTGGCAAACCCTCCCCTCTAAATAAGTGTTTGATTCATCGCCGGAACCGATTAAAAGTGGGTATGCCGACATATAATCATCTGACCCTAACGCATTATTGATTGAACCGCCTACATCTACAGACTCCCCATTTATAAAAAGTTCTGACTTATTGTCCGAATTAAACACTCCAGCAACATGATACCATTTACCATAAGCGGGGATACCATATGAAGCAATTGACATTGAATTTGTTGAATCGGTAAAATAGATTCTTATTTCATCAGGTGTAGTATAATCCCATAAAACCAAACCGTGTTGTCTGCCTTCGTAATATTTATTAACGATCGTTCGATGATATGCTCCGCCAGCGGACATTTCTGAAGGAGGATAAAACCAGCAAACAAAAGTTTTTATACTATCGAGGTCATCATCATCAGGAACCGATATATAATCGGCGCTTCCATCAAAATCTGGGCACTGCCCGGCGACACCCGCCACCCAATCGGCCAAGCTATACATAGTGCCGTGATTGCCATATTTTGAACGATCAAAAGCCTTTGCAGCATTTGGGCCGTCGTCTAAAGGCCAATACCCCACCAGATATTGATCTGTTGGCAGGGCCATGGGTTCGCCGGCAGTCCATGGAATTGTCGTATCGTCTGCCACAAACGTCATATTACTCGGGGTGTTGGTGTCAAAATTCTCAACAGTCGTATCGAGTCGCAAGATAGTTATGTGCGGCATTCCAAGCTGATCAATATAAATCGAGTCTACCAGGGCAGTATAGCTGCCACCATATCTTCCCTGATTAATTGTAATCGTGTCATCCGGCATTAATTCTATCTGCGCCGGCTTTCCGTCAAACGAGAATTTTTTATCCCCGTACCATTTTCTCTGTTGCCACAACTGACAAGCCCGGACGGCTTTCTGATCGTTAGTATAATACGGAATATTCAGCGTATCGCTTGAAATATTTGAATAACTGGAATTATCTGCCGCAACCGCATATTTTGTCAGCTCATCCTGGGGTTCGCCGGATTCCTGAAATGCAACATAGGCACCGTCATAAATTGTCGCGGTGGCGCTGGAAACAACTTTGAAGTTTTTAACGTCTTCGTCGGTCAAGGTCATCTGCGAAGTGTTGTCATACCAATGCATTTCAATCTTATCGGTGACTGAAATGTAACAGTTACAGGCGTTCAGGATATTAGCAATCACCGCTTGTCTGTCTTGATGCTGAAAGAACCCGTAATTGAAAGTCAATGTCTCGGCCGTAATTTCACCCTGTGCTGTCGCGAATGTGCCGGCGCTGTCGATCCGGGCCGAAGGTACGCCCATGTCCTCTAAGATATATTCAAGCACATCGGCGAAATCCGTCATGGTGGACATATCCGGGGAACCACCAGAGACAGAAAACTTCGTCAATGGCGCTAAAAACCTATTGCCTGAGTACCAGAACCCCGCAGAATCGTTTCCATCGCCGGCAATGAACGGTTGGTATACCCGGTAATTCGTGCCGTTGATTGCCTTCTCAGCGTTCGTAAACGTGTAATCTGTTGATGTCCATGTGGATGACCCGCCCCAATCTCTCGGGGATCTCACTTCGTCCACGGTCCAAGTCGTACCCAATGCCGATGCGCTTAAAATATAGTACCTGTCGTCGGCTGAGATGAACAGAGATGGCGTCGGAATAAAAGCAGTACCAAACACCACTGGCACACAATAGGGATGCTCTCCCGTGTCGTCCGGTGCCAGGGCGGTGAATAATTCAGTATTTGGCCATGAGCCTTCAAGATATTGCGTTAAATAATCGCCACAATAAATAATCAAGGTTTCATCGACATCATCGACTCGGGTAATCTTGAACGTCCATGTCAGAAAGAGAGTGCCGTCATAAAGCAGCTTTACAGTTAAAGCGTTAAAAACCCCGGTGGTTTGAAAATCCGACTCGGCCAACACCCGGTCTTTATTTTCAATCGTAAATGTGAATTTATCCGGCGTCTGGACCCCATGCTCTGACTTTGAGCGAGTCAGCTTTATACCGGCGAATGATTCAGGGATAACCTTGGCATCATAGTCCTGGGAACTATATGTGTACGCCTTGGTAGACCAATACTCTCCGCTTGTCTCAAACAGCCACGTTGGAGTCATGTTGGTTTGCGCGAGTATTGCGTCTTGAGCTGCGTTAAAGCTATGCGCCATTGTAAATCCCCAATATTTTTAGCCTGGCAGGAATGGTATGTCTTCCTGCGGGATAAAGACTTTTGCCGGGTCCGGCGACGAACCGAACCGTGTATGTGTACCCGTCTTCCGGGTGGGTAAAAAGAAAACTCTTTGCGATCCCGTCACCCTTGTCTGGTGAATAATAAAAATCAGACACGACACCACTATTCGCGGCCGAAATTAAATTCCACTGAATGTCGGCGTAAAACGTATAGCTGTCATCTAACGAAATTATCACATCGGATGTATCATCGAATGTATATGTAACCTGGCGTCGGATAGGTTCCGTGAACAAAACCTCATGCGGCGCAAGGCTGAGAATTTCTTCATTGTCTGGGGCAACCCATCCAAGGTAATCACCGGGGGTGCCGGTGAATTGCCAGAGATAAATATCTCCAAGAGATCCCCCACCAATATAGTTAGAATCTGACAGCCTTACAAGCATTCTCCAATAGCGACTATCAGTAGTATCTTCAATCTCAAGAATATCGTTAATTTGGCTCCATGTTAATCCTTGATCAACACTTTTAAATATCGCAGCGGCAAGAGTTCCACTATTTTGTAAAGCAACCATGACTGCATTTTCAGACATAACACATATGCTGTATGGATGGGTATATCCTGAAAAACTTGAAATTCTTGTCCATGTCGCACCAGAATCCGTACTCCTCCAAATTTCTGCTGATCCTGTAGCTGCGGCTACAATTACACCTGTTGTTGCATTCTGTTTCATTACAGCAAAATAAACCCTAGACTCACTCGCAATATCCTCTATCATTGTCCATGTCGCACCAGAATCCGTACTCCTCCAAATTTTACAAGTTGAATACTCAGATGCCAAAACAACACCGTTTGTCGCATGTTCATAAACCGTTTTAATATCATTAATTCTTACAGATGCTGTCGCAATTGTCACAGGCAACCAAGTGTCCCCCGCATCTGTTGAACGAAACATTTGAGCATCATCAGAACCCGTACCCAACAAACAAATTGAACTCGCACCATTTGGATTAACAGTACACATAGAAAAAATGGAATCATCAGTTTCCCAAGTCATACTGCCATTCACATCACATGAGGCCCCACTTCCTGCAGCCGAAATAGAATCGTTATTTTCTGTAGCCGCAGACGTAGATCCTATTGCTATTGTCATAGTGCCTGTTGGATTGCCATTAGAACAAGCCACAACGATGCCTGAATCTGCTCCTGCGTTCCAGGTAACAGCCTCACCAAGCACAAAACTTGTTCCCCCAAAATTATCATAATTGAATGAGGCATGTAGAGATATGTCCTGTTTCATTGTCCATGTATCACCACCATCACTCGACTTCCATATCTGCATATCTGGTTGCGAACCACAAATAATGATATCTGTATCAACAAGCGTAGCAGATCGAATATAGGTCTGAACCGGAGATTCATTTCCAAGCTCTTTAACTTTAGTCCAGGCTACACCACCATCTTCTGTTTTGTATATTTTCCCATCATTACCCGAAAAAACTAATCCGATTAAATCAGTAACTCTTACGCCACACAAAACTATATTATCGATGCTAGCTTCTTTTAGTGTCCAATTGCTCATTAGTTTAAATTCCTAAATTCGTCCCTGTTTATCGCAAGTTGACGATCAACAACATGAGCTATTTCACGGCCATCAACTGAAATGTGAATCTCGTTACCGGTAAGTAATGGAGCTAAGTGTCCTGCAATCGACCTGCCAATCGTTTCAGGATCAACACCAACATCTGATAAAAATTTTGATCTCTGCGGCTCATATGTTGGAATGACCCATTCCGGCCCGTATTCTCCGGCGAGTGACATCCCAGAAGTCAATCCACCCCTGGAATATAATGTAAATTCTGGTCTGCCGGTAAGCCAATTTGACCATGCGTTATTATAGGTTGGAGGGTCCCACGGACCACCACCCGCAGGAAAGCCTGATTCATGAGTTGGTATTTTTTCAAGCCACTTCACAAAGTAATTTATCGCGCCATAATTTAACCCGGCATTTTGGGGAACAGTTGCCAACCAACCGGACATTAACCCTGTCCAATCAGACATTTCACTTGCCCAGGTTCCGCTAACAGAGTAGCCGGCATAATCCCCTTCAGTGGCAACCCTCCACGCATGTTGGGGCTGTGTTGCTGGATACCAGGCAGAACCAGAACCGGCGGCCCCAGTAGAAACCCCTGGCTGATCATAACCAAGAGACATAGGACTATTTGCAGTCCATGCGGTAACAAGGGCCTTTTTTCTGTCTTTCTCCAAGCTGCCAACCAGAGCCGCAACAGATTCAATAAGAGCAGACGTATTTACAATAAGCGACGAAGTATTTACGCTTGTTGCGGTGGTGTTGGCATCAACCGTATCGTCTAACGCCCCTAATGCTAATGTTAGGGCATCTTTCTCTTCAAATAGGCTGCCCTTAAGCTCTAAAAGCATTTCTGTTATATAATCAACAACACCCTGGTTAGAGTTTCCGTATGCCCCGGAAAAATTTAAATAGCTCGGAATAAAACTAAGAAGCCCTGCAACATCTCCCGCACCAAAAAGCTCATCGAACCTGCCTTGAAATCCTTCCATGCTTTGAACTGCCGCAAGGTCACCAGCAGACGATAATCGAAATATCATATCGTCAATAGATCCAATCTGGGCATCGATGTCTGAAATTTGTCTTTTTGTTAAATCAACCTGTTCGCCTAAAAGCCCATCAATTGACATTAAAACATTAAATTGATCCTCATATAGAATCAGCGACTTTTCATAATAATCAGAAGAGTCCTTGTCGAGTGCCGAGATACTGTTACCTATATTGCCAAGCTCTTTCAGATATTCGTCTACACCCCACTCTTTGCGCTCCACACCCTGAATCCAACTTTTTGCCCTGCCAATCAATCGCGTATGGCCACCCATTGAACTTTCAGCGGCGGCCTGAAGCGCATGATACATGGCCTTACCAACCAGCTCCATTGAAGTCCCGACCTCTTTTGCAAGATCAATTTGTTCTTTATATTTTTCATTGACCTGATAGAGAGCATAATCCAACTCAGACAATTCAAAAGATGCTATTGTGTCAGACAAACTTCTGGCCTGTTCTTCGGCTTTTTTTATCCTGGCAGCATACTCCTCCCAAAATTTTTCAGTTCTCGACTGCTTCTGTGATTCATTGATCATATAGGAACCAATCCCCAGGATGGCCCCGGCCCCGGCCATGGTCCCGATTGAATCCACAAGGCTCATGCCCTTGAGGGCCTTGCCCTGCATTATCATTTGGGCAACCATAGACGACCAAGCACTAAGCATATTATCAAGAAGATTTTGAAACAAATCACTTACACTTTCAAACTCTCCGCGCATGACACTTGACAGAGAACCGGCAATTGAATCTTGTATGGTGTCTCGCGTGTTCTCCCAAAGATCAATGACTTCGCTTGCAGCGGCGTCCATCTCTTCTAAACCTGAAAGGTCAAACGGCCCGAATTCAGATTGTGCAGCCATGCCTATACCATCTATTTTTTTCCAGGCATCTGCATACAGATCAGTTATATCAACAATGTCTTTCAAGATTCCAAGGTACTCAAGCATCGGACCTTCGGCTATTCTCTCCCATGCATTTTCAAACTCTAAAACAGTTGCAATAAGGTAGTCCAGATTGTCAGCATATGGGCCAGATAAAATCGTCAATTGTGCTTTGGTTTGTTTGATCTGCTTTTCTCCCAGATCATATATCTTGCCTATATTGCCAATTATTTTCTGTTCTAAGGCATCTCGCTGCTTTATAAGGTCATTCAGCTTTTCCTGCAGTGTTGCGGTAAAACCCACACCACCTCTTTCATCTATATCGTGTATGCGTGTGTTATACTCATCTATCTTTTTATTCAATTTGTCGAGATTGTATATTGCCTGTTGATACTCGCTGCCAACAAACCAATCCATGAGCATTTGTGCCATGGTGCGCTTTCCCGCATTTTGATCAAAAGTGCCTTTATCGATGTCCTCTTTCACTTGGGTCATACGCCGGGAAATATCAAAAAAGGCCAGCGCACCACCAGGGCCAAATAACGCCCACCCAAGCACGCCAAAGCCCAAAGATTTTGAGTCTATCGTGATTGCAAAATCATACAGTCCTTTTAAGGCTTCTTTTATCTCTTTTATGTACTCAGGAATCCTTTGCTCTATAAGCGCATCGTTATCCTTTAGCCACACCTCAATACTCTTTGTTAATTTAATAATCTGCTCTGTCAGTTCTGCAGTCGCACCGGAATCCATAAACTTTTTCTGAAGATCAACCCAGGAATTTTTTAAACGATGAACATTCGCCTGTAGCGTGGTTGCCGCCTCAGTAGCATCCCCTGAAAACCTTTTCCGAATTTCAAGAGCAAATTTTGGCAGAAATTCTTCGGATATAAGTTCTCCAGCTTTCAACATCCGATCAAGCTCACCCGTAGTTACCCCTGCAGCCTGTGCTGCCAGTTGAAACGCACCCGGAAGACGATCTCCTAGCTGCCTCCGCAGCTCTTCGGCGCTCACTTTTCCTTTAGAAATCATCTGTTGTAAGGCGTATATGGCTCCACGGGCGCTGTCGCCGGAAAGCTGCATGACCGTAGAGGCTTCTGCTACCGCTGTGAAAATTTGGCGAACCCCCTCACCTTCCATCGCGGTGTTTTTTGCAGCGGCAGCCAGCTTTACGAATGCATCCACTTGATCAATAAAAATCAGACCCAACCGTTCACTTTCAAACCGCAGATATTTCATGGCATCCGCGCCAGCTTCTGCAGATCCAGTGGCAGCATTCAACGCCCTGGTCATCTGCTCCATCTTAATGCCGGTATCCCAAAACCCGCGAGCTACCATCTGCAGACCGTATCCACCGGCCAGAGTCACAAAAGCCCCGTGGAGTGAAAAAACAGACTTGGTTAACTTATTAATTCTGCCTTGGAATTTCTGAAAAGTCTTTCCAGAAATATCTTTGGCCGCCAGAATAATTTCTAATCTATGATCCCTTGCCATTACCCGAATTTCCTTGTGTTAACATCGATGTCTCTTATGATGTTCAAGCCCCTCATTTTAGCCCTAAAATTAACCGTGATGTTTCGTTTCGCCTGAAGTTTGTGTCGTTTCCAGAACGGATCAATAATAGGCCTTGGCGGCGTTCTTAGAGTTTTTGTGCTTTTTTTCAAAAAGAAATACTTGGCTTTCCCGGCCCGAAACGAATCTTTCAAACCCATGTTCTTTTTATATTCGCCACCCATCTGAGCAAACAATTCACGCATTTTTTTTGTAACTGGCCTGGAAAAACCGGTCTGTTGAATATCGGCAAGATGTTGCCATGACCTCGATGTGCCGGGTGACGTCCACCCAACATGCGCTTCATAACCAAAGATTGACGAATTCGGCACATAGTATCTAACGCCTTTTCCGAGCGCACTGATCGGCCGGCTCCTGGGCCGTGGAGTTTTCCGATATTTACCAACCCCCATTGCAGCAATGTAACTCAAGGGTTTCTGTCTTTTACTGCCAGCGCGGCCCCGATTGATGTCATCCTTCATAATCCGCATAAGCCTGTATCCTTCGACTTTAATCGCTGACGCGACCGCTTTCTTCTGTCGCTTTTCTTCAGCGTTTAACGACTTTGCAAGATTTGTCAGGCCCTTCACTTCTGCTGTCAGTCTCACGGGATTGCCTCTTTAGCTCTACACGTTCAAGTTTTTTTATCTTCCGCATACAAGAACGGCTTAGATCAATTTCAAGCCTGTCAGCTTCTAGCTGTACAGCAACATAATCTAAGCCGATCAAGCCAAATCCAGATGCCCTCCACTGTGTTTTTACTTCCAACCAAAGCTCAAAGGCATCGAGATTATCCAGCATTAACGCCGGGGGTTTATAATATTCGCAATCATGGCACTTGTCTTTCTGATTGCATTTTTTGCAGTACTCTATTCGCTTTCCGTCTGTATGCCATTCCCAGACGTCTGTAAGTTTTTTTCCTCATCCGAAGCGCCGTATGTTTCTCTCATAACCGCAACCCACAATTTAAGAGCATCCGCATTTTCCATGTCATCGATAAGCTCTATTTGATTCGCAAACAAAAGCTCAAAGATTAAATCCATGGCAATATCAGCCTTTTCGGCGTCAAGCCCTGTCAAGACAATGCCATCTTTTCGGAGCTTTTTAATCTCTTTGCGCTTTAAGCCCCGAACTTCAAATATAGTCCCGTTAATTTCAACTTCCCTCATGGGAATTCCTTTCCGCTCACTATGCGTGGGCGTCTGCGTTAATCAATTCGGCCAGCACAACGGATGCTTCTGAACCATCAGTGTAAAATGCTGTCCAGTTAAATGTTTGTAAAAGGCCCTGCGGTCCATCAATCGGAGGAGCTGCCAAGGCGTACTGCAATTCGGCAAACTCAACTTCGAGAGAATATGACCCGGTGGTTATCACCACCTTCAGGGATGACTCGGTCGATGCCACTGCTTTTGTAATCAAAGAATCATCCTCGAACAAAGCAGTCAGGGTTCCGGTCGCTGATATCATACCCTCAGAGATAGACCCTGCGGTTCCAGAACCGCCGATCACATACTGCGGTGTCAAACCAAAATCCACGTTGAACGACATTGCCGTACCGTTGCTGAATGCGCCCCCACCCTCAGTGATGACCGCTTCAAAGTTATCCAGCCGTCCACAACTGATGGCGGTTTCCGATACGGAAAGCATCTTTGACCCGGACCCGGTATATGTAGACCCGATGATATCAAACGATGTGGTCAGCTCTCCATCCCCGCCGATATCCATCTTCCAGCTTGAAACCTTACAGCCATTGAACTCACTGTATTCTGGTGTATCCAGATCAAGGAATTGATGCTCCATCGAGAACGACGGCTGTGTATCTGCTGCAGCATACTTAAACTCATGAGTGTACGGATCAGAACCAGTTGTCGCTATCGTTGCAAACGTCGCATCCAACCAATACCAAAGAGCCGCGTAGTCCACTGGCACGACAACCGTACCCTGAACAATGGTATTTCCCTCAAAAGGCACAACCGGATTTCTCGTCCCGGTAATCGTCGCGGGAGTGTTAACCGCCCTGGACGGTGCCACGGACGAACTATTGAAAGGCAACAGGAAACCGGTTGTCGGCGCAGTGCCATAAGTTGCCTCTTTCACAAATGCAAGTTTTGCATTAACTCCTGATGCTTGTGTCATTTTATATACTCCTTAAACCAGCGGATCTAATCCCAGAATCACCGGTTCAATAAAAATTAACTCCATTTCTGCAGACATTTTCGGGAACTCATCCATGTCATACTCGATATCAACTGTATCGAGCAGAATGTTATTAATTGAAAGGTCTGCGATTGATGTTTCAACATACTTCCTAAAAGTTTCAAGGTTTTTCTCGCCCATATATTCGGTCAAATTGTTACTGCCGGGGTAAGTCCTTTCGGAAGAATCAGACACAACACATTTAACAATAACCGTATGTAACTTCTCCTCGACCCCACGGCCAGTGGATTTTCCGCTGACCCTGAATATTACACACGGACAATCATCATCATCGGGCAGATTGCGCTTATCCCACCCGCTGTAGACTTTATGCTCCTGGCTATAATTCTGCAGACACCAAGTCTTAATCGTATCGTCAGAATCAATCGCCCTCGCTATCTCCGTCTTCAGTGTTATTATGTTCATCAGATCCCTCGACAGTTAAAATCCAATTGCCGGAATCAATACCCACGTTTTCGATAACAAGAAAATCAGAACCAATGTTTATCACATCGCCCACATTTGGCTGCCGAATATCCGGCACCGCTATGGTAATAATGGGGCCGTTGATACTGACTTCTTCGATCTCGATATTCTTATAAATGATCATGGCTCTGCCACCCTTTCACCTCGCATAATCGAAAGAATCCAGACATGACCGTCACCGCTGATGGTTTGCTGAACCCGCCAGGTGTTTCCGCTGATAACGACAGCATCCCGATATGCAGGAGCTGCAACATCGCTAACCATGACAGTAATCACCGCCATAATAGAGTCCGGGCCGTTTTCACCGTACTCCACCACCGCAGCGATACTGCTACCGGCATAAGTGACCGTGACCGCCAAATCGGCTGTATTAAACTGATTGGCGGCCAGGTCACTCGCGATATCGTCAGCAAAGGTCATTAGGTTACGATGGTATCCACGAAAAGATAGCCAGCATCAGCACAGGTTGCTTTGGCATCGAATGTCTCTGACGCTTCAACGACCCATTGTTTCTCGGCATCTTCCCACCATCTCCGCACGGTACGATTGATCCCGCCGGCAACCTTCGGACTTGCCTGGCCGGCATCACCCTTCCAGTTAAAAACATACCCGGCAGCCGGTACTTCAACAGCCGGTGTGGGTGGTCTGTAATACAGGAACGCTGATCCCTTGGTTGCGGTCTGCTCCCAGAGATCCACAGCGGTAAAGTCTGTTCCAGCAACCACTTCCTCGGCAGAAGAATAAAGAGAACCGCCGATTAAAACTTCGTCCAGCTCAAACAACTGAGCCAGGGTTTGGGTGGTTACGTCTGCGGGTTTGCCGGAGGTTCCAGTATACTTGATTCTTTCAAGAACCGTGTATTCCTGTTTGATATTCTTGAATGTCTTGTAATCCATAACCATGACATTCGGGGTCTGGCCGATCAAGCGCCTGACGGAATCGATGCCGCCGAGAACATCTGCAATAAACGTATTGCCGGAACCGTCTACTGTTGCCAACCAACCAGCGGCGCAATCTTCCTCGCCGGTCCATGTCCCGGTTGTCACAACCAGATCCGATATGATCTTCTCTTTGGCAAGCATCACGGCATTTGTGGCAAACCCAACACCGGTTGCCATTGGCTGCAGGACACTGTCAGCGTTATTGATCAGTTCAATGGGAATCGGGTGAGCAAAAGCTCGTTCGATACAACTATATGTATCGGTGGTTACCGGATAGTCTCCCCTGGCCGCCTTGCCGCCAGGCCCTCGAACCCGTGCTTCATTCCTGAACCATGCGCCTTTGAGAAATTTAAAGAAATAATCCGATTGTTTGGCGACCGGAACCGTCTGAAATACCCGATCACCAATAAGCATAGAGTTTTGATACCCGATGCTAATATTTGTTAGCGCAGCATCTTTGTGCGCCGATTTCGGAGTAGGCATAATCTATATCTCCTCTATAAAAATGTTAAAATTAACTTACATCAAACGACAATTTCCAGGGACCGCAAAGCAGAATGGCACCAACATCATCCTCGGCACCAGTTGCCATAATCGACAACCCCCTGACAAGATCGCCCTCTGTGTCTGCCGCATCGCCCTTGCCATTATCGGAGGCACCGACTTGTTCGTGTTTAAGAAACACACCGACCGCAACCGCATCATTCATGACCAGCTTGGAAGTCCCGGTCACACGAACCACAGCAACCTCTCCAGACTCAGGCGCATTTTGAAGAACGCCCAACGGTGGCTCCGTCGATGCATCGTTCAACTCGACTGTCGTGTCTGTGAGTTGATGCACAAAGCAATACTGATGCCCAGAAAGGTCCTCTGCGGCGACAAATGAAAGGTCTAATCCGCTATATTCAATAGCCATTTTTTCACCTCGTATATTTTACAAAGTTATTGGTTTATAAAAAGCCTACTCACGCTCATAGGTCTTTTCGTATTTTGCCAGAAGATCTGGATTATCATTCATTACCTGAATCATTGCATCGGCAATGGAAATCCCTTTCTCGCTTGCAAGTTCTGCTGCTTTCTCAGCAATGATCACATCGCCGGCCCGATTGTCCTCGTCCTTAACGATGGGGTCTTCGTGGCCGGCAGAGTCAGGCGCTTCTTCCTCAAGATCTGCCAACTGCTCAGACCTCTTGGCTTTTTCTGCCTTGAAAAACAGCTTGAACACATCGGGCGCTGCAGTACCATCTGTGATAGCATCCTTGGATACGGTGGCATCGCCATCCGCGCCCAGGATCTCAAGCACCCTTTCTCTTTCCATTTTTACTCCCGCATCCTGACCTTCAGTAAGTCCCGCCTGATGAGACTCTTCGCGTATATCTGCAAGAAGCTCTGGAGCGTCTTTTTCTAACAAAGCTAATGTGTAATCCATTATTGTTTCCTCCGTTAATGGTTTACCCGCCGAGACAATCTCAACAGGCACTTTTGAAGCAGACTCAGTTAAGTTGATGGCCGAAGTGTCACTGTCTGCCGCAAGTGACACAAACGAAACTTCCCCGACCTCAGATTCTAGCCATATTTCTGCAGGGCCGGATATTTCCCGCCCATTAACAGTTTCTTTAGACTTTGAGTTCTCCAACAGCTTGACCTTTAACGGCCAAATACCTACTGACGCTTGCCAAGGATACCCTTCTTCTGCCAGGGAAAGCACCTCTTTCGCGTCGCTGGTCGATTGAGAAAAATCACCGCTGACATAAAGATTGTTTTCATCCTTGAACGATTTTCCAAACCCAACAACACGGTCACGCTGATGTTCCCTGAGAACCGGAATTTTTTGTTTTGTCTGCATTCCCTCAATGTCAAATATGATCTCGCCCCAATATCGTTCAATCGGCGCACCGGTATAGGCAGTAATCATGAAAGATGGATTGCTTTCCTCATCGCCTTTTTTTAATTCAAACGGCAATGCGAATGTCATCACAGACCGCAAGCTGTGTTCATTGTCCCACGCCAGGTTACAGGCGGCGAAGGCCTCTTCAGCATCCTTGCCCTCGACTGAAATTACTTCAGCGGTACACCGCTTCAAAAAATCCCCTTTAGCTTCATTTTTGTTTGGTTTTGGCATAATTATGCTCCTTTAACCACCCACATATCCCTCGATAAAAATCGCAGCGACACCGGCATCACCATCAACACAAAGTGCGGTGTTTGCGGCCAATTTTATTGGGCGTTTTAAATCAAGCGTGAGATTATTCCCGCCGGCAGCCTTAAATGTGATCGGACCGATGATTACGGTTGTCAATGCGCCGGTTGTTTCGCCAGCGCCGATACTAATTGTGGCATCTGCAGCGCAACTGATGACGATGGATTCAATATAAATGTATCTGCTGGCACCCGGTGCGGCCTTTAAAGCCTCACACCCGGACAAATCTGCCGATGTTCCATTTAAAGCAAATCCATTCCCACCGACCGTACTTTCAACGACTGTAATAGCCATTATTCACCTTCCTCGTTTTCTTCTCCTTAAAAAAGTTCTAATTGCCGCGTTCTCTGCATTATAAATTGTGCCACCCTATCCTGAAAAAGCGTAAAGGCGTTTTTCACCCAACCCTCTCGACCCTCATCGCCGTAAGTAAGTTTTTTGTGGCACTCCTTACAAATAATCCAACCTTCTGTCACTTTGTTCCACGATGGATTATAATAGTGGTCTTTTTCGTAATCCCCCGTTATATCGACCCTCATACACATTGGACATTTGTATTGATAAAATGTGTCAATTGTTCCATTCCAGATTGAAACCGTTTTATCTGTGAATTTTTTTCGGAATCGTTTTTCTATCCGGCCAACCCTTGTTTTTACTTCTTTCATGTCAAAGGCGACCTCACTTGTTGTTTTTTCAATATTTGCAAGTTTTGTTTCATGTATAACGGCGACATCTGTTAAGCGTTTTAAAATCTCTTGATTTTGTGCAATGATTACATCTTGGCCTTTTGGAATAAGGCTTGTTTCAATTGTTTCGCGCATTGTGTTAAAGGCTTCGATATATTTTACTTTAAATTTTGCTGCCTTCGCTCCCGTAAAACCCATAACCAAAAACGTCCAACCGTCCTGGGTCATCTCGTACATGGGCTGCTTTCGATTCCATTTGTCGACATAAGAGGTCTCCTTAAAATTTAGGAGACCAAAATCACCTGGAAGTCCAAGATCCCTGATCTTCCCCACCACATTGTCATGCCGCCCGCTCATAAAAATTTCAGCCACAGACAAAGAGGTCGTCCAAAGCTGACCGTCACGTTCAAATACTTTCGGCTTTATGATTTCAAGATCATTCATCGTTCTTTTCACTTCCCTCGGGTTCGTTGTCGTCCCGAGATTTCATGATTGACACCCCGAGCTGATCGGCCCTTTCGTCCTCTTTGGACCTCTGCTCAAGGATTTCTTCCCAATCCCGACCCTGGCCAGCGGCCTCTTCGGCGAGGGTAGATAGACCGTAGTCAATGGCTTTTCTGGAAGCCTCTACCTCTT